CATCAATTGTTGAGTTAGCAGCAGTTGATGTTCCAGAATTCAATGTACCACCAAATACTGAGATAGCTTCGTCTCTTGTTGAACCTGTAAGTTCGTAAAGGTTTGTACCAAACCCACTCCATGATGTTGATGCGATTGTATCAATAGCAGCATCAACTGTAGCTTCGTTAACAGCAGCCTGACCAACCTGATAAACAACATTATCAACTTTAAAGTAAAGTGAGTATTCATTCATTGATGGGAAGTTTGAGCTATGAGCTGTAACGTTAGCATTAGATGACTCACCAATGTCAGCAGCGTCTGCAAAACCTCTATGCTTTAGATGGAAGATACCATTGTTTTCCCATGATGATGTCTCAGCACCACTAGCTGCTGGTGCAGTGTTTGACATCATTGACTGCCATAAGAACCAATCTGCAACTGGCTTTGAATTACCAGTTTGAGAATCAGAACCGTCAGTTGCAATCATTCCTGTTGGACGAATGTAAGTTGTGAAGCTCCACTCAACAGGATTAACTGATGTATTAAATCTTTGGGTTGATCTATCAGGTGTATTACCTGATTCAAGAGTTGTGATGTCCTGATTAGCAGCACTCTGGTTGAATGCATAACCAGCCAAGACTTCGACTCTCCATGTGTTAGTAGGTTTCATGCTTGATGAAAGACCACCACCATTTAAGTCAATTGTTGACCAAAACACTTCAGTATTTCTCTGAAGGTTAATCTGTGTATTAGGACCGCAATTAGCCATTTATTTATCTCCTTATAAAGTGACTTCGTAACTAACTAAGATTTGTAATTCTACAATTCCGTAGGGGGTTAGAAGTCCTTCGTCAGTATTTATAGACTGTATAGTAATGTCTAAAATTTCAAAATGTGAATGAGTTTTAGGTAAGTTATAAATGACATGTTCTATATCACTTGTTAAATTACCATATTGCTCATTTAGTAATTCATATTCTTCATCGTATATATACGCTCTAAGAGCTAAAATTAACTGAGACTGGGTATTACCGTGAGTTTGATAATTTCTAGTTTCTGTTCCAGCTACAATGTAGATAGAAGGAAAATCATTTATTTCATCAATAAATTTGTACCCTCTAAAAACATTTTCATGTAGATCTGATTTGAATCTATATGTAGTACTTAAAGGGGATCCTGTCCCGTCAATTAATTTTAAGTTATCTACTACAAAGTTTACAATATCTCTTCTCTGAGACATATTTTTCACCTTACTTAAATTGAGTATATCATAGGGAGTTGACTCGGGCAATTATAAATTTTTAAATATCACCACGAATCAATTTAAACTGTCTAGAATATAAATTTTGAGTGATACTTCTTAGACTCCCCTCAATCATCTCTGAAACATCATATCCGTATTGCTCTAACGAGTAGTAGATAGGGTTTGAATAATATCTTATGATTGAATTTCTATAGTTTACTTGAGCTACTCTTAGATTTTCTATAAATCTACCACTTCTGTATGTTAATGTCGGTGGAGTAGGCTCACCCCCTTTTCTCATTCTGCTTTTTGTTACATCTTGTAAGAGTTTTGTCATTGTAACGGCAGATATAAATTGTCCTGTTTTTTGTTTAGATCTTTTAGGGGTCAAAGATCTTGGTAAATCTTTACTAATTGTATTTAATAAAGCTGACGCATCTACTACAAAATCTAAGGGAATAGATCCTCCTGTAGGTATTGATACAGAAAATTTTAATTTATCTATCGAAGCGGCAGAGCCTAATAATGCTCCTAGTTCTGTTTTTGCTCCTGCTTTAAAGCCAAGATTTCTTATATTTTTTGTATCAACAGATAAAATAGCATTTTGTTCTAATTTTTTTCTAGTTTCAGCTAATAATTTTCTTTCAAAACCACTTGTAAAAAAGAACTTATAAGTTTTAATCCCAGCTGAGTTCTTATCATAATAAGAGAATCCTATGTCGTTATTATTAAACTTCAATCCTACAAATGTTTGAAAAAATCTTAAAGTTTTACCTTGAGGTGCGCTTACGTTTACTTGTGCAGTTAAATTTCTAGCTTTGTTTTTAAGTTTTATCCCAAAGGGACCGTTCATAAACTCATTCCAATTATTTTTCAACACACTCTCAAATAAATTATTTAGTCCCTCTACTCCTCCTACTGCCGATATAAACATATCTTGAAAAGCCTTTACATCTTTTTGAGTTACTTTTGATAATTCTTGTAACTCTTTGAAGTTGTTTTCTACAGAAGTTATCAAAGCAGTATTACCTAATCCTATTCTAATTAATTCTGTAATCAGTAATTTTTGTCTATAAATGTAGTCTGGGTCATTTGCTACACTAGCAGCTACAGTAGGAGTGGCTTGAGTTAATTTTAGTTGTCCAGCTGCTTCATAAGACTTACCTGGTGCTAACTGACCTAATGTCAACTTGGCTTCAATGTCAAGATCTGAAACCCCCATAGTAGACTGAATTTCAGATACTATACTTGCTTCAACTACTCCAGGTTCTGCCTTTTTAATTAATGAAGCTACAACACTAGGTGGAACACCTTGAATATCTGCTTTACCAGATGCGGTAGTGGCCTCCCCTTTACCTTCAAAAACCCCTTTAACTATTTGTTCACCTAAATAACCCAAAGCTGCATTAGGATCTCTTTTTAATCTTTTTGCTTCATTTAAGCCTTTTTCAAAATCTTTATCTGAAATGTTGATTAAAACAGAAATCATTATATAGGCAACCTATAAAGATTTAACACTCGTCTTATTTGAGGAGGAAATCCATCCATAGAAAGCTCATGTGCTACAGAATCATCACCAGCTAATCTAGCAGAAGAAACACCTGATCTACCTTTGTAAAGTACTTTAACCATTTCTAGTGCAGCTAGTTTTAAATCTGCAGGTACACTTACATAGCCTCCAGTATAATTAACTTTTACACCGTTAGCAAAGTTTTGAAACTGTCTAGGATTAAAGAATCCTAAACGAGGAGTTCCTCCGCCTCTACCAGCATCAAAATTTATCTCTCCAGTTTCAGCGTACCACATATACTCATTTACTTTTCTAGAGAAGTCTATAATTTCTGTTTTGTTTTGTCCTTCGTTAAAATGTAATAACAGTTTAGTATCTTCATCAGAACTAAAAGGATTTGTTAAAGTAGTAAAGTTAGCGGAATATCTATCTATCCAAGAAACTCTTAGTTCATCTAAATTACCTTTATAATTTTTGTTAGATGTTAAATTAATTCTACCAATTTCAACAGAAGAACTTAGTGTTGGTACTGCATTAGAAGATGTGACTGTATCTCCAACCTGAGATCCATCTTTAAATATTTTATACTCAGAATCACTTCTTACGACTGCAATATGTGTAAATGTATTGGCTGTTAAGGTAGCACCTTCTATATATGTGGTTTCAGTTCCATCCTCTACTGTTTTAAAATATATACCGTTAGTTTCGTCATAAGATAGTTCCCAATAGTTAGAAGAGTCATCTACTCTAGATACCAAACAATGATCAGTTAAAGCTTTTGGTCTAGTATAAAGTTCAATAGTAAAAGGCTCTGAATCAAAGTCAAAATCAGTTGAAGACCCAATACTTAAATAATCACCAGACCCATCTAAAGTTAGACTAGATGTTCCATATTTTTTAATTCTTTTAGTTGTTTTTGCATTTCCAATAGTAGAAACTGTATGACTTGTACCTTCTAATTCAATTTGCTCTCCAGAAGGACCTGGTCCTCCGAGCGCTGAATATTTCTCTCCAAGATACTGAGATACTTCATTAACACTAATAATTGGTGGATTTTTAATAAAGACGGAGGATATTCCTCCATCAAAATATTCAGTATAGGTATTAGAAGAAAAAACCCTACCACAATAAGACTCTACGAGAGACGATACATAAGTATTAATAGAATTTAATCTATCGTCTTCGGAATCATTATCTAACTTAATTTTTAAAAACTCTTTTATTTCAAGAAGCGTTACAAGCATCGAATTCTCCAAAAAATAAAAGGGGATGGGGCTGGAGGCCCACATCCCCTTTTTACTTAGGTTAAAAAGTATTCTTACTCAGCACCACTTAGGATGTTAACAGCGTAAGAATAAGTTGAGCTTAGTGCTGCAGATGCGACAGTTGTAAGTGCCTTCATGTCATAACGAGTTGACATATACATAGCAGTTACCTGACGCTCTGGAAGATATTCACTTTCAACTTCCATTGCACGACGCTCACCGATTAGGAATCCAGGCTTATAAATCATTGTAGCAAGGACGCGGTTGTTGGCTGTGCCAGAAACTGAGTCCATGAACTCTGAAATATATAGTGGGATACCATAGATGGCTCCAAGTGAACCTGTTAGGTATGTTGCCTGAGCACCGAACTTGTCAACTGTCTGGAAATCAGTCTCAGTTACGAAAGCATTATAACCTTCAACTGATGTTAGAAGTACTAGGTTTTCACCTAGAGCAAGTCCGT